TTTCGCCAAGTTCTTTGACTACATTCATAGCCATTTGCTTGCTTATGGCTTCCGATGCTGCCTTTGTAGACTCATCCATACCACCATTGGTAGCCATACTTGCAAGATTCTTTACTCCACCCTGAACCATAGTTGACATTTGACCAATCTTTGTAAAATCAGCCTCTTTGTAAGTTGCTTTATACGAAGTCTCAAGACCGTTTCCTGGCATATACAAACAGATTGTCTTATTTGCCCGTTTCATAGATCCTGCAAGCCCAAGAGCCTCTTGGACAAACCCCTCTTCTCCTTTTCCAAGAGTCTCAAAATTTTGCCCTCCTGCTTTTATTACTTGTGACAATGTATCTTTGGCAATTCCCGAGGTAAGAAGATTTGTACCTTTCAGCACTTTTCCGACATTTCCCTCTAGAAAATTATTTCCACCTAGTAAACCAGCAATTACCGTTGCCTCTGGTAACAGAGTTTTGGCGGCACCTATTACAGATGCGGCTTTCTTGGATAATGCAGATTTGGCTTGTGATTCCGAAGCAAATAAGGGTTTTGTACTATGCTCCCCATGAAGACCATGCCCCTTATTTTCAAATATGTCAATTACCATAAAGTTTTGATGTTCGGGGCTATCGCCCAAATCAAAGGGATATCTATAGAAGGATTTCTCTTCAGGAGAATAGGGTACCGCAGATGATCGACTCATATCACGATCTGCTTCACCGTCTGATGTCCCCTTAAAGGCTCTTCCGTTTCCGTATAACCGTTGGATAAAGTTGGATGATTCCAAGTTTGGTCTCCTATTATTGTTATTTAGTGTAATCTGCTAAATACAAAATTGAGGAGAACTCCTATTTCTAAAGGCAGTTACAAAGGTTTCTATACCCCATCTAATCCGCACAAATATAGCGGTGATCCGAAGAACTGTGTCTATCGGTCGCTATGGGAAAGGCGGTTCATGGTTTTCTGTGATAATAATCCCAATGTGGTGGGATGGTCATCTGAGGAGGTAGTGATTCCGTATCGATCTCCGTTTGATAATAAGATACATCGCTATTTTGTAGACTTTTGGATCAAGACCAAGACTAAGGAAGGGGTGGAGGAGAACACCCTGATTGAAATTAAGCCAAAAAAGAAGACCATACAGCCCACAATGCCCTCAGGCGTGGGTGCGCGGGTGAGTAGAGGAAAACTAACCGAAGTTAGGGATTGGATGGTCAATAGTGCCAAATGGGAGGCTGCGCGGGAGTTTTGCGCGGATCGCAAGTGGAAGTTTCAAATTCTCACAGAGGATGACATTTTCGGAGCCAAAAAATGAGCCAAAAAGATGCAATCCAAGTTCTAAGGAAGATGTTTGCCGAGGGAATAAATGTAACTTCCCCCAAGGCTACCGAATGGCTGCGAAAGAACCTAACAAATATCGGTACGGTCAATCCGCTAAGTATTATTAATACATCAGGAACAGAAGGTTCAATTGTACAGTTTACGCCAGGAAAACTATATCTTTTTGGATATAATCCTAAAACTAAGAATGAACTGCCTTACTATGACTCGTTTCCTATGATATTGCTGTTGGATTATACTGAAAATGGATTCATAGGACTAAATTTTCATTATCTGTATCCAATAGATCGCCAGATGTTCTTTAATAAATTGGTTCGGTATGTAAACGATACAAAATTTGACAAAAATCCCGATGCCTATCTCAATGTATCTTATGCGAATATCAAAATAGCAAAGAATTCCTATTACAAACCAACAATCAAGCGATACTACTACAAAAATATAGTAACCAAGATAACAGAGATCCCCCCAATTTATTGGAAGTTCATGCTGTTTTTACCACTTGAACGATTCCAAAAAGAAGTTAAGGAAAGTGTCTGGAAAGAATCCAGAAGGAAAATCTAATGACATCAGTCGAAACCGCACTAACTCTATTCCCTAGTTACCGATCATCATTCTTTCCCCCTAATGTGGGAGCAACGCAGTTTAATCAAACTTCGTTGTATGGTGATTTTTTGTCGGACGCAGGTACAAAAGGGTTTGCGCTATCTCAACGCTTTCTTGTATTCATAGAAAGTCCTTGGCTTGATGAAAATTTTGCATTCAGATCATCTCAAATGGATAGGCAATTAACTCTTCGTGCATTCAGCGTAAATATTCCAAGTAAGATGTTTTCGACTCTTGAACGAGATATTGGCGGCCCAAAGCGAACTATTCCTTACACAGCAACTTTTGATGATAACCTGACTATTCAATTCTATTGTTCTAACGATATGGCAGAATTTGGATTTATGCAGAAATGGTTAGACGGAATCGTAGATCCTGTAACCAGATATGTGAGTTTCTATGATGACTTTGCTAAGAATTCCAAAATTACTCTTATCTTTGTTCCAAATTCAATGAAAACTATCGATCAGGTAGTGAGTGCCTATCAGGCGAACAAACTCAGAGGAATTCGGTATACAGAAATCTACCCAAGATCAATGACTGTCAATAGTACGATTGAGTGGACTGTATCGGGTAACCCAATGTTTACATCCGTATCTTTTGGATTTAGAGAAGCAGTAGATATTACCACATACGATCAAAGAGTCTCAGATGCATTGAAATCCTTAAGTTCCATTAATGCGGACATCCGTGGAGAAGAGATGATGGATGATTACTATAAGAATAATCCAGATCCAATCGCAGACTTCGGATCGCTAAAACAAGTACAGACTTCTCCAATTGTTGGCGAAGCCGAACAGAACGCAAGAGTGTTGGATCATATGAATGTACCCGCCGATGGTACGCCCATTGCCGATCAAGGTAATGTAGTCAACTATAGTTCAGCATCACCACCATTTCAAGGTGGTGGTGGTGGTGGGGGCGTAGGTGGTGGTCTTGGTGGCGGTGGCGTAGGTGGTGGGGGCGGGAACAACTTCAATACGACACAACAGTTGCCTGGTAATTTTGCTGCCTAATTGCATATAAATACAAGTATCCAAGGAGATTACTATGGCTATACCTATTATTACTACACCAACCTATGAATTGAAACTACCTTCTTCAGGCAAAAAAATTAAATATCGTCCATTCTTAGTCAAAGAAGAGAAGGTTCTTCTATTGGCTATGGAAACTAAAGATTCTGCTCAAATTCAGGCTGCAAGCAAAACTGTAATTGCGGACTGCACCTTTGGAGAAATGGATGTCGAAAAGTCTCCTCCGTTTGATATCGAATACATCATGCTTCAACTTAGAATCAAGTCAGTCGGTGAAACTGTTTCTCCGAGTTTTAAGTGCAATAAATGCGAAGCAGCAAACCAAATAGAAGTAGATCTAACCAAAATCAATGTAGTTCAGACAGAGGGACACAGCAATACCGTAAAGTTAACCGATACTATGGGTGTTGTTATGCGGTATCCGATTATGTCGGACGATGACAATGTTGAATCCAAAAACAAAGAAGATACTACAAATGTTTTGAAGAACGCAGAACGATCAATGCAGTTAATAGCGTCTTGTATTGATGTCATTTATGATGGAGAGAAAATATACAATACAAAAAACTTCTCGCGGGAAGAGGTAATGGAATTCATAGAAAATCTTTCGCAAGGAATGTTTCAACAGATAGCAAACTTTTTCCAAGATATGCCATCATTGAAACACGATATTAAGTTTACCTGTACCAAATGTGGAGAGGAAAATATTCTTACGGTAAGAGGTGTTCAAGATTTTTTTACTTGATGATGCTGCATGATTCGTTGGCGAATCAAATGCAGACTAATTTTATTATGCTAAAAGATCATAATTTTAGTCTCACGGAAATTGAAAATATGATTCCGTGGGAACGACAAATTTACATCGGGTTATTGATTAACTATGTGAAGGAGCAAAAGGAAAAAATGGATCAAGAACAGGCTTCAATGAGAAACGGATAAGCCTGTTAAGGAAAATAGATGGCAGAAGACATAACCAATCCAAACGCAAGCAATCCCAACCAATCTACGGAGGGATTTAAAACTGTTGCCCAAAAGATAGGCGAGCAGGATAAAACTCTTGGAAAGATTGCGGAAACTTCTAATACCACTGGTGAGTCTATTAAAGAACTTGTGAAAAGTCAGAAAGAAAGCAACGATCATCTAAAAACAGCGACAGAAAGTTTAGATAATATTGCAGATACCGGCAAAAAAGCACTTCAAGATGCGGCAGAAGCAAAGAGAGAGGCAAAGGTAGGAGGCTCAGGAGGAGCAAACGAACTTAAACCTGATGGGGACAAAAAGGATGACGATAAAAAGGAAAAAAAGGAAAAAAAGCAGTCCATAAATGCTATGACTGCTTTTAATAAGTCATTAGGTGCAATTGTCACCAATCTTGACCGATCAAGAGACGATCTTATGTCTGGCAAGTTGTTTCAGAAGATGTATGTTAATGTGTATAAAGGATTCAGGTCGTTCTATCGTGTGTTTGGGAATGTCTTTGCTGAGGTTGCTGGACTTTTGTTCGGAACACTCTCTACTGCTCTTCCTAAACTCATGAGCAATCTTGGGACGCTATTTAAGCCAATTACTTTTCTTCTATCAAAGGTGGGATTAAATCTTCAAGGGCCTGCTAATTTCTTTGGTAAAATAGCAAATTTCTTCAATGAAACCGGCCCATTTATGAACAAAGCATTAGGGTTCATTGAAAAGGCATTTGGTAATAAAGCAGGAACCATTTTCCTAGAAGCCTTTGAAATTGGAGCAAAGATTGGAAAGATACTTCCTTTCCTTGCTGTCATACCTACAGCAATTCAAACTGTAATTGCTGCATTTGGACTGCTAATGAAAGGTGATATCAAAGGAGCCTTTAAAGCAATATTTGTAGGCTTTATTAAGGGCTTTGCTGCATTCTTTACTTTTGGTCTTTCGGATTTTGTCTTGGATTTTGATAAAATGTTTCAGATGTTATCCAAACCTCTTGATGCTCTTTTTAGTGTGTTCAACGATGTTTTCTTAGCCATAAATGATATTTTCCAATCCGTAATGGTAATAGTCATGGGCATTTGGAATGATTTACTGGCACCAGTACTAGACTCTTTGTATAAAGATGCACTGCAACCAATTGGTGCCGCACTTTCTTCGTTAGGAAATATGCTTACAGGTCTGGTATCAATACTTTTGTCCTTTGTTGCCTTTTACTTCAAGCCATTTACCTTTGTACTAAGAATACTGTTTAAAGTTATTTACGAAACTATTAAAGTTTTGTGGGAATTCGTAATATCCCCATTGTTAAAAAATGTTGCGTTTATTATCTCACTAGTATTTAAGTCGATTGGTCTTGTTTTTAAAGGGTTGATGTATATCTTTAATGGTATTACCTTTGTGTTTGGCGAGATATCATCCTTCATTGATGGTATGACGAACGGAATTAATACGGTTCAAGATAAGATAATGGTGATTATTACGAATGTATTTACT